ACCATGAATGGCTTGTTTTATAACTCAAATACGGTTAGCTCAAATGCTACCGTTGGCTCTGGCTATAACGCCATGTCTGCTGGTAATGTCACGGTAGCCAATGGTGTAGTAGTAACCGTTTCTTCTGGATCACGATGGGTAATTATTTAATGGAAACTGCACAATTTTTAATTGACGACACACGGGCAAAGCTCAATACCCATGAAGCGGTCTGTGAACTGCGCTATGAAAGTATTTGCGCTAGATTAAAACGGATTGAACAGATTTTGATTGGTTCGGCAGCCTTTATTGTGGCTTCTTTAGTGGCTATTGCCTTTAAGATGAACTAATGGACTTTGAAACTCTCTCTACCGTCAAATTTGGGGATGTTGATTCCCTAGGATCGTTTTTATTTGAGAATGGTACACAGCATAAGCTATTTCAAGAAACCTTTATGGACCAAGGCATCTCTGTACCAGTCTATCCAATCACCGATGCTAGCGTTGACAATCTAGATGACTGGTTATTGGCTCACCAGGTCGAACACCAAGCCTTTGCAACCCTTTTAAACCTCAATAATCCCTTTAATTTACTCGATGTAGACTTCAATAATGAGGAAGATTTCTACGATTGGATCGCTTCACATCTCTATATTCATCAACAAATTGCTGCTGGACTAGGACTATAAATTATGGCTACGAAACCACTCTCCCCCACCCCAGAAAAAATGGAAAATACTGCACCGCAACAAATTGATGCGGAAGTCATGGAGCTTGTCAAACGAAAAGGCAAGCCAGAACAACCACCTGAAGTAGAGAAAGCCAAGGCAGAGCTATTAAAGGTCATTAAAGACCAAAATATTGATCCTATGCAGTTAGTTCGTGCTGGTCAATTAGCTGAAGCTGCTCTAAATGACATAAACCTATATCCAATCGCTGTTGATGTTGCGCTTCGTGAAGGCTTAATTGCTGAATCCGATGTCGGAAATGAAGGAATCAACTACAAATTACTAGCTAATGGCATTGCTGCTGGAATGATGACACAAGAATTAATGGATGAAGGTCGCCTGTAATGCACATTTACTGCATCCATCAAGACCTCGTAGAAGCTACATGGACTTCTGTTGAGAAATATCTTGCCGATGGAATTGCAGAATATGATGCAGAGTACGATATTCACCAAATAAAAAGTCTTTTAGTATCAGGCACTTGGAGTTTGTTTGCTGCCATTGATGGTAATAACAAAGTGCATGGTGCTTCAGCGGTTTCGTTTATATCTTATCCAAATGCGTATGTTGCATTTATCTGTTCTATTGGTGGCAAGATGATTGTAAATAAAGAACTTGTCAGACAATTCAAAGACTTATTAAAATCATATGGAGCAGATCGTATTCAAGGTCAGGTTAACGAAAAGAATGAACGATTACTAAAGCGTGTGGGATTTGAACATAAATCAGTAGTAATGGAGATGAGGATATGACTAGATTACCTGGCAGATTTAATGATAGAGCGTGTGCATTATTAGAGATTCCTGATCTACCTATTCATGCTTTTCAGCATATTGGCGACCACAAGATTAAACCCCAAGGTGGTGGTGGGGGTGGTGGAATAGTACCAATTATTGCTACTGTGGTGGCTGTAGTTGCTACTGTTTACGCTGGACCAGCCGTAGGAGCTGCTGTCTTAAATAGTATGGGAGTTACAGCAGCAAGCGCAACCTTAACGGCTGCTGTTGGTGCTGCTGCAATTGGTGGTGCTACAAGCGCTGTTAATGCTGCGGTAGCTGGTAAAAACCTTGATGGTGTCTTAAAAGCTGGCGCAATTGGCGCTGCTTCGGGTGCTGCTGGAGGTGCTGCTGGCGCTCAATTAGGCGCTGGTGCTAACGCTGTTGCTAGAGGTGCTGTATCTGGAGCTACAAGTGGTGCAGTAGGCGCATCCTTGCGTGGTAGAGATGTTGGTCAAGGCGCAATTATTGGTGGTGTTGGCGGTGGTGTAGCTGGTGGTCTTACCAACGCATTGACTGATACAAGCATTGGCGATGTAGAAGCTCAAGAAGGCGGGTTTTATGGAGAACAAGGCGTTGCTGGAACAAGCACGGGCTTAACTCCTGACTTAGCACAAGCTATTGGTCGTTTTGGTGGTAGTCAAGCAGCTCAATTAACAGCTCAAAACTTAGCTCCAACCCCAGGACAAGCGCCCGTACCAAGCGGTCAAGGCGCTCCTACCCCTCCTCCAGCGGGTGATGCAACTACAACAGGACAGCCAGCGCCAGGATCAGCAGCATTAGCTCAAGCATTAAGGGCTGGATCTCCCGTTATTGGTGGTGGTGGAGAGCAAACTACTGGTCGCCCAGTTTGGAATATTGCTTCATTGCGTGTTAAAGACGAAACAGGGAGTTAATAATGTCTAAACTTTTAATGAAAACCTTGAGTGCTGATTTGCCAGCATTGGCAGAATTGATCCGTTCTCAAGGTCGTGGAAGGGATACAGTATTAGCCCACATTACTCCGCAAGAAGCAGCGCTATTAAAGAAGCGTGGTGGATCAGGAACAATGAATCCCGCTACTGGCTTGCCTGAATTCCAAGAGGATTTTGGTCCTACTTATCAGGAATTAGGCTACACACCACCACCCGACATTCAAGTTCCTGAAATTGACTATGGCGCATATCAAGGCTATACACCACCACAAGAAACTGTTAGTTATAGAGGTTTTGAAGGCGGTGGTGGCGGTGGTTTTGAGCCAGCACCAGGAATGGCACAAGATATTTTTCAAGTTCCAGAACAACCATACCAACCATTTAGCCAATTAGATGTTGGTGGTGTTTATCCTGGCGGTGGTCAAGCTCCACCAGCAACCACAGGAGTTGAAAGATCAACAATTGATATTGAACCAAGAAAAAGCGTTATGGATCGTCTTGGAATTACCGAGAAAGACTTACCACGCCTTGGATTAGGAGCATTATTAACGGGTGGATTGACTGCTCAAAACCTCTCCAGAACTCGTCAAGCACAGCAACAAGCTCAACTTTCAAGAGAGGAATTGGCTGCTCTTGGCAGACCTTATCAGCAAACTGGAGAGCGTTTGCGTGGCGCTGCTGAACGGGGAGAGTTAAGCGCAGCTAACCAACAAATATTAAATGCTGCTAGAGCGCAAATTCAACAAGGTATTGCAAATCGTGGTGGCGTTGGCGTTGCTCAGGCTCAAAACCAAATTGCTGATTTGACTAATCGTTTACTGCAAAACCAATTTGATCTTGGATTACGGATTAGCAATATTGGCGATCAATACATTCAAGGCGCTATTCGTACTGGTTTACAAGCAGATCAAGCTATTAATTCTGCAAATCAACAGTTCTATAGCCAATTGGCTTCAATGGCTGCTCCGTTTATTCTTGGTCAAGCACCCGTTTACCAAGTAACTACGCCAGTTAGGAGAGGGTAATGGCAGAAATGGACATCGGTTTTGGTCCTGGAAAGTTTAATCCAGACTTAAATACCCAAATGGGTGGTGTTGATCCCTTGCTTCAAAAAGCATCAAGGATTAAATCTCCAGAGGAAGGTATTGGAGTAGCTGTTGAATTGGCTGGAGAAGAAAGGCGTTTGGGAGAAAGAGAAACCGCTGCCAAGATTAAGAAAGAAAAAGCGCTTCCTGAAATTGAAGCTGCTTACAAAGCTGAAGAAGGTCGCTTAGTAAAAGAAGCTAGAACCCGTGAACAAGATGTAATGGCTGAAGCAGAGCAAGCTATGAGCCAATTTACTGTTAGCAAAGAAACGCTTGGTGGAATGGCTACTTTGGCTAGCGTAATCGGTGTTTTAGGTTCTTTAGCGGGTAATACTGGTGGTAAACAAGCTGGTTTAGGTGCTATTAAGTCTATGACTGGCATGATGGCTGGATACCAAAAAGGTCGTGCCGATGAGTTTAGACGAGATCAAATTGAGTTTGATAAGCAATACAAAATCATGCAAAGCAAGCTAGATCGTGCTAGCAAAGAGTTTGACCGTGCTATTGCAATGATGCCGTACAACATGGCTGAAGCTCAAAAGATTAAGAATACTGCTCTTGCCGAGCTAAATAGCGACATTATTACTGCGGTTGATGCTAAACAAGGTATTACCAGAGCTAATTCAATCCTTAAACAAGCTGTAGATGTTGCTAGTAAAAATGCAGATCGAGCAAATCAACTTAACATTGCTACATTAAAAGCAGCTGGCAAGCCATTGAAAGGTAAGGAATTAGGTGATGTAATTGGTTTAGATTCATTATCCAGCGGATTGCGCAAGTTAGAACAAAACTTTAAAAATGAATACGCTGGACTTGGAATTTTTGGGGTTGGTGCTGAATTGCAATACGAAGCAATGCGCAGACTTGGCACGGAAGAAGGTAAAAAAGCTATCCAATGGTGGTCAGAATATAACCGTTTACAAGCACCTAACCGCCATGCCTTATTTGGCGCAACGCTTACTGGTAACGAGCTTAAAAATTATCAAGAATTTACTGCTAAGAAATCTGATGATCCAGGCGTTGTTCTCAATCAGGTTAAAGATCAGCTTGCTTACACAGATTCTTTATCAAGACAGCGCAGAAGGACATACGAAGCTGCTGGTTATACCGTTCCCAAACCAGAAGAAGCTCCAGACTTTAGCAATACTTATGGTGAGCCAACACCTCCTACAACTCCTGGATCGACTATGCCTGAAGCTGGTGGTGCTGCTCCAACTACTCCAACTGCGCCATCATCTAAACCGATGCCGACTGGTGCAAGGTTAAAGACTTATGCAGATACTTACTTTGAAGGGGATGAAGAAGAAGCAAGAAAATCATTAGCTAGCCAAGGGTACAAATAATGGTTGATATAAGCGATCTGCCAAAACCACAAAAAACAGATATTTCTGATTTGCCCGTTCCAAAGAAAAGGGCAGAGCAAGAAACTATCTATTCTCCTGAAGAAATTAGACCGCAAGAGGGTGAGGTAAGAGAGCCAGGATTTACTTTGCGACCAAGAAAGATTGCTGAAGCTGCATTACTTTCGACAAAACAACAGTTTCCAATGATGGAAAAGGGTTTTGCGATTACTCCACAGCAAGCATTTATTGGCATGGTTACAAGCCCTAAATACTTAGGTAAGCGTATTGCTGGAGCAGAGCGTGAAGAACAAAAGATTGAAAGCCAACTTGAGAAAATACCGCCTTCGGAGCGTTATACAGGCATGGTACTTGCGCCATTTGGTGAAGCTGCTGCTGCTAAAGGTGCGCAGATGGCTGTTAAGGGCGTTGGTTCTTTGGCAAAAACCCTAGGAGTAGATAAGTTTTCTGTTATCCCAGAATCATTTAAATTGGGCGCTAAAGCCAGAGAGCAGACCGCTGACTTACAAAGACGATTGACCGAACAGGCTGGATCTGAAGCTGGAATTGCTGGTCAAAAAGCTACTTTAGCTGAACAAAGGGCTGGTGCAGCCGAAACTACCGCACAGCGCCAAGCTAGACAAGCTGAATTAGCGGCTAGAAATTTACCTGGTATGCGTGTAGCTCAAGAAGCTGGTCGGTTTAAGCCTATTGCACAGACTACCCAAGAGATTGGTGATGAAATCCGTGGCGCTACCACCCGTGTTTTAGATAACTTAAAAGCAAGACGAGCTGCTAATGCAGAAACTTTAAAGCAAGATGCTTTCGGTAAGGCGTTCCAGCGTGAAGCAGCGGGTGAAACCGTTGAATCAACCAAGGCTTATAAGGATGCCTTGCAAGAGATTGATGTAATGATTCGTAACCCAGTTACGGGTTTAACTAATGTGCCAGTCGATGAGGTTGCTGGTCAGTTAAGAAAGGTTCGTGGCTTCTTAGATCGCACCGTTGTTAATGAAACGGGAGAGGTGGTAAGCAGACCAGCAGCTAGTTTTGAAGGATTAGAAACAGCAAGACGATTCTTAAATGACCGTGCTTTTGGTTTGCCAGCAGAAGGTTACGATGCAATTGGTCAACAAATGGCTGGTCAACTAGCAAAGCGCATTGAAAACATTATGAAAGAGTTTTCTCCTGGTATTGAGAAGTTTTTAAACCAATATAGGAAAGATTCTGAGCCATTACGGGTATTCCAAACTAAGGTAGGTAAAACACTTACTGGAGAACAATTACCCACTCCAGGCACAAACTTCTTTAATTACGCTGCTAAAGACCTACCAGGCGCAGTATTTAAGTCCAGAGAAAACTACGATGCTTTAGTAGGCGCTTTAGGCAATAACCGCCAATTGGCAGAATCCCAAGCAAAACGGTTTTTTGCAGCGCAGCTAGAAAGTAAAGGATCAGCTAAAGAGGTTGAAAACTTTATCCGTCAAAATCGTGCCATGCTCAAGAAAACTAATGCCTTAGCAGATGCAGAGCGCTATGCAATAAATCTGAGAACTGCTGAAAAGCGTGGTACGGCAGCAACACAAATAGCTAAAACAGAGGTTAGAACGGCTGAAGAACAGAAGCGTTTAGCAGATACCTTTAGGACTTTTGAATCCAATCTAACGGTTGCTAAAGATCCAGACCAAATTATCTCGTTGGGCAAGTCTTTATCTGAGAGCTTCCTCAATAACAAGATTATTGACCAGCAAGCCTATCGAGCATTTAGGTCTGAAATTGATGCTATTTCTAAGACTGTTAAAGATGCCGAACAAGCTAAAGGCGCATTACTAAGAGCTGCCTACAAGTGGGGTGGTTATGGCGCTGCTGGTACTGGATTGGCGTATGGCGTAGGAAAGATTGTTGACTAATGGCTAAGAAACAAAAGGGCTTAAACCCAGAACTAGAAACAGCCATTGAAAAGCTATTGACAGATGTTATGGCTGATCCAATGGCTAGCCTGACTGACAAGTGCAAGGTGCTAGATCGTGCCATTAATGTGGAAAAGCTGAAACAAAAGATTTCTGACGATGAATGGGGTAGTGGGTTTATTGCAACAGATGATGAGGAAGGTTAAACTATGAA